CGCCGTCCTGCTGCGACTCGGCAACCCACGGGAAGTTACTGGTGCCGGTGATGTAGACCGTGAACGCTGCCGCAGCCAACGCAGAAAGCCCGGTTGGGTTGTTCGCAGGAAACGACGCATACGTGATGACACCACCCACCCCGATCGAAGTTACCGAAGCGCCAAACGAGCCGCTTGTCGTGTCGGCATTATAAGCAACCCAATATTGCGTACCCTGTGTGACTGAAACGGGTGTGCCAAAGGTGAAAGTCGCGGTGCCAATACCGGGCGCTGCTATTGGCGTTGCAGTCCCCAGGACCGTCGTGGGCGCTCCGCCGCTGCTGGCATAGATCGCGCACTTAATATTTGCCGTGCTAGCTGCCGCAACGGGCACCGTCACGGTGCTGACTGTGCCTGACACCAGCGCCGTGAACGGCGCAAATCTTCCCCCGTTGGCGGTTATGCTCAGCGTCGAGACGTTAGGCGCCACCAGCAGCGGAAATGCTGTCGGATTAGGCCGGCTGAACTGCACACTGGCATCGCTCGCCGGCATCCGCACATAGGTTCGCACATCGCCGACCCACGCCACGCTCGATGCGTCGCTGCGCCAGAGGATATCGTCAGTATGCTGGGCATTCACCGCCGTATTCATCGCCACCGTCAGCTTGTTGGCATAGTTGTTCGTCGTGCCGCCGCGCGTATTCAGCCCGGTCGCGCTGAAGCTGTTGGATGTGGCGCCGTTTGTCCGCACCGCGAACGAGCCGGTCGTGTTGTTGATAACGATCTCGATCTCAAACGCAAACCACTGGTTGACGATCGTCACTGCGCCGGTATAGGTGGCAAGCACAGTGCCGCCGGGACCACCCGATGTCAGTAGGATCGCGCCATCACTGCGGAACACGACGCTGCATTGCGCCGTTGCACCATCAGACAGCTGAAAATAATAGCCCAGAGTGGTGCCGCTCAGGGCCGCAGTCTGACGAAAAGCGCAGACAATGTGATGCACGCCATCGTTGACGCCGGAGGTCTTGTTCAGCGTGTTGTTTGCACCACCCGCGCACGCAAAAGCCTGCCCGCCGGCAAACCGACCGGCGATGATGCTTATCCCAGCAGTCGCGGTGCCTGCGTCCCAATAGCCGCCCGCCACAGCATCGGCCGGCGTAGCATACAGATCGAAACTATCGCCGAAGATATACGCCATCGTATCTACACCCGCATTGCCAAGATGGTGATGCCAAGATCACTCAGCGTCGCGTCCTGACTACTCGGCGCGACCATCTGCAACACATCACCAATCGCTAACGACCCGCCACTGCCAGCTAATGTGCAACTCGTATGTGAGGCAGTCGTAATGGTAATGGTGCCGAGTGCTGTCGTTGCACCACCACTAATCTTGTTGAGTGTGAAGATGGCAGATGAAGTTGCTTGTGTCGTGTCGTAGACAACTGTTCCAGCCAATGCAGATGGAATGGTCAGTGCCCACGGCATTGGTATATTGATGGCAACACTTGCTCCCGGCTTGCCAACGAATGGAAACGCCATTGGCACTTGTTGCACCTCAGCTGGCAACTGTGCATACGTAATGACAGTGCCACCACCACCAGTCCTGTTGTCTACATACTGCTTAGTGCTGGCCTCCAATGCTGACGTTGGATCACGTGACAACATCAGTATACCAGTCATGACATCGCCACGACGATCTATGCAGTCTCCGAACGCTGCATCTAGGTCGTCAGCCTTCAGTATCTGACCACGTATCCAGTTGGTGACAGTCATGCCAACGGGTCCTGATCGAGTGTGAACCAGCCACTGTCTTCGCTCTGGCTGATGTACATATCCGTCGGGAATCGTGGATCGAGTTCCAATGGCTGCTGAGCGAAGTTGGCCTTCATCATGCGCCGTCTATTGGATGCCAACAGCTGGAACTTGTTGACCTGTGCGGGCACAGTGCCATCATCGACACAATACATCCAGCATGCGTCATACTTCAGCAGTAACTGGTCCAAGTAGAGCTTGTCGTTGTCACTGAATGGAATGTCGTTGCGTTGGCGCGCCCACACGATCACACTACCACTGCTATCTGGCGGGTAGACTTTGAACGGTCTGTGTGGCACAGTGTAGTCAGGTTGCATATACCACACCTGACCACCAGTGTTCAGTGAGAATGGATTGAGTGACTGTGGGAACTCACGCAGCTTCCTGTTGCGCCCACCGACATACACTGCTGCTATGTCACCGTAGTCATCAACATAGCTGATCGATCCCTTCAGGTCCTGTGTGAGTGCACCTGTGGTTCCATCGAGCGGTATGCTCTGATAGAACATGTAGTCAGGCCACCACATCTCCTGTATCTCCATCAGCCATGCATCCTGCACATGCATGCGGATGCGGTCTGACGCATACAGCTGTGTAGCCACACCAGGGACCTGAGACAGCAGTGTGATTACATCACCAACGATATCCTTGACCAGCGTAGGCATGCCACCCCCATGAAGAAGTGGCCCCTAGTATAGGGGCCAGTATACCTTGCTAGAGGTGATTATGCTGTATACTGTCTGATTCCGTGCAGTCCTCCATTGTTGCTGGTATTCACATCATTCACGAAGTCAAACACCGCACTGATGATGTTGGTGCCATTCAACGAAGTGGTCGGTGCATACGTGCCACGTGGATCACCAGTGGTAGCAGTCTGCGGATCAGTGAGCACAGCTGCTGTAAGTGTGCCCGCAGCCACTGCTGCACCATTGGCAACTTCCCATCCTACACGCAGTGCCTTGTAGGGAAGTCCCAAACCACTACCACTACCAATGCTTAGCGTAGTGGCAGACGATGTGCCACTGGTCATGTTGAGGAAGGACTTGAATGCCTTCTTGCCAACAACCGGTGTTGCACCATTCAGTGTGATGTCCTCACGTATGGGCTGACCAAGGTAGTCCCAACCATACAATGTGATCACGTTGGTGTTGGCTGCACTGGCTACATACGTGCAAGTGCGGCCATACGTCTCTGGGAACGCTGCAACACTGCTCAAGTCAGTTGCACCAACTGCTGTCAGGCTGCCTGCATTCAGCACCAGTGTCGCGTTGTTGGCAAGTGGTGCACCGAACGATACACGTGTAGGTGCATTGTAGTTCACGTCACTGCTGTACATCATAGCAGGGACATAGTTGTTGATGCGGCGAGGGAAGTTCGTCGGGTTCGTGATTACGTTCGGCATTTACTCTATCTCACCTCCTTCGAGGGTTTGCAGCCCACCAGTGCTTGCACGTGGCCGATACTTGGCACGTGTCTTGGCATCCACGATCTCCTTTGGCGTCATGTTGGCCATGTCATTCGGCATGACTTCACCAGTCACCATGTCCACAATCGTGGGCGTCTCCAACACACCGATGCGTTGCAGTTGTTGTTCATCATCAGCAGCCACGAACATGCTGTGGCCTTGTGGGAAGTAGACCATGTATCCTTCATGGAACACCTCCTGCTTCGGCACCAGCTTGCGTGCAATGATCTGCTTGTTCTTCAGTGGACCGACTTCACGCACTTCCTCCTCGATGTGCATCACTGTGCGATAGAAGTCACCAGTGACCTTCTCAGCTTGGAATGCAGGTTTGAAGTCAGTTGTGCGAGTGCCACTCATGCCTTTGTGGCTCCTGACACTGTGGCAGCCGCACTACTTGCCATTGCTTGTTCCTGCTCCTCAGTCATGGCCACATTAGTGACACGTGGTGTAGTGTCCACAAGTCTGCGTGCTGCTGCTTGGTCAGGCGTGTCTACCATTACTTCAGTGCCACTGCCTGTCGTCGTGTCATTGCCACCACCACCAGTAATGGTATCAGTGCCACCAACCAGTGTTGTTGGCTGATCCTTACCAATCATGTCAGCGACACTACTCAGTGAGTAGGCACCATCTGGAGGTGCTGTAGCACTGCTGATAGTTGACGCAGCACCACTACTTGTAGATGCCCCACTGACTGTTGACGTTCCACCACCTATTGTGGAGGTGCCACCACTGCCTGTTGTCGTTCCACTCATGTGCGCCTCCTAATGTGTGCAGCGTGGATCACACGCAGGCACACGTGGATACTCTTTGGTCGTTGTTGCCGTCACTGGCGTAGTGATCGGTGGCACTTTGTCTTTGGCATAGCGCCGATCAGTTGGTGAGGACTGCATGGGTTCTATATGCCCTCCACAAACACCATTGGCCTTGCCACACTACTCTGGAGCCGACTGCATCCACATTCCACGGAGCCACAAGCTCCTTCACCTTCATGTTCACACCACGCAGCATGTGCAGCCGCAAGTAGGTGTCATTGATGAAGTATGCGAACGACACTGGGCAGTCTTCGTCATACATCAGTGGGATGCCATTGTGCAGGCAGCCTTCGAAGCCAAGATCGAACATGCGCTTGCCTGCTTTGCCTTCACTCAGCGGTATGGTCATCTTGTCTCTTACCGCTTGCCTATACATGCGGTAGATGTTGCGTCCTGCGAGTATCACCGTTGGACGCTCACCCTTCAGTGTCAAATCCATCAGGATGTCATCGAACACTTCTTCGATCGAAGTGCTGTCCATGGCACCTGCGAATACATACGCGCTTGTGCGCCATTGTGGCTGAGCGGCACGATTGATGCCACCCAGCGTCCCTGTTGTGGGATTGGTTGGTATGACAGAGCCGAGTCCAAGTGGATCGGTTCCACCTCCGACTGCGTAGAGGTATTGGCTGAACTTGTCCTTAATTGACTCCTCAAGGACATTCATCTTCTCCTTCATCAGCTTAAATATTGCAGCAGGTCCGTTGTTCTCATCCTGCTCCTGATCGCTGATGATCACTGTGCCTGCGACACGGGAGTATCCATACTCCACCGTGTCGAACTCATCGGTCTGGTTAACAGGCAGGGGCGTATAGTAGTTGTAGCTCGTGATGTTGGGATTGCGTCCAACGGTGAGAGGATTGGTGATGTTATAGCCACCATCCTCATACTCAACTCGATCATTAGCAAACACCCAAGCCATGAGTGCATTGCTCTTGATCGATGCAAGGACCAACTTCCTTCTACTCTTCGTCAGTGTGCTGTGCAGAACATCTGCAACAGCTGGGACAATTGTTCCAACAGGCATTGCCTACTCCTAGTGTTGAAGCCCACTTTCACTCATTGCACTGCGAATGATGTCGGCCCAACTAGCATTCTCATTGAATTGCTGTGTGCCAACACCATTCTGACCGACGCGCGTTGTTGTCTGCTGTGACACACTGCGCTGTCCAGGCAGTGGGCGTTGTTCAACACGTGGTTGAGTAGGCTGCTGCTGGCGCATGGCAGCGATCTGCTGCTTCAAGTTCTGCGTCCAGTCTAGTCCGTTCTCATGTGCCCATCTGATCATCTTGGTGTAGGCACTCTGCAACGGTAGCGCTGGTTGAGCCTGCAACATTTCTGCAAGCACGTCAAGGTTCTCATTCGCCTCCTGGTTGTCCTGTAGGAACGAATCGAGATCGCGCTCAGCTTGCTGTCGGGCCTGTATCTGCACCTGTTGCTGTTGATGCTGGCCCATGATCGGTGCAAGCTTGCCGTCAATCATACGACTGAGTGCTTGCATATCCATTCCTTGCGTCACGCCTTCGGTCAGGAATGGTATCTGGTAGCCCTTCGCTTTCACTTCCTCTACAAGTGACTGTAGTGTGCGCACTGGATCACGCATGAAGTCAGCCATCACTTGAATAGCGATGCGCTGGTCTTGCGGCCCCACACCCAGACGCGCTGCTTCCTGTATCACCTCTTGTGATTGGCGTATGCTGTTCGTGAGCCCTGCCACTTGCTGCTTTAGCTGATTGTTCTCTCGTGTTACTCGTTGGCTGTCTTCATAGATGCGTCGCTCGATTCCACCTGTGGCAACAATTCGTCCACTAACTGGGTCAACCAGATCGCGGGTATTGGGATTGTCCGCGTTTGGTCGTTCGAGCAGTCCATCATGTCTGCGCCTGAAGCTTGCCTGCGCAGGTGGTTGAGTTCCGCTGCTCTGCTCAACGCCTCCCTGAGTTGGCTGCGCACTGCTGCGTCCTTCATTACTACTACCTTGCGCTGAGTCCTGCGTGCTACCACCAATGTCGGCACCGCTGTCCTCCTGGAAGTCAGGTATCGTCCCGAGTATGCTGCTCTCTGTGTCGCTCATTTCCTCACCACGTCGCTCTGTTGCGGAATGTGTGATTGGCCGCTGTCACGTCAGGCGCAAATGGCTGACTACGTGTAGTTGGTCGAGTCGTTCGTCCGTCGAGGTTGTACGTGTCAGCTATATCCTCCGCACATCTGCGTAGTACGAATGCTGTGCTCTCTTCTGACCCACCACCCATTGCCGTCTTGTGTCGTGTTACTCTACCTGCATGCTGACTTGCGATCGACACCAGATATTCTGCAATGTCCCTAGCCACTGCTTGTGCTGCACTATCAGCAGGCTTTGCTCCACTCATGCACTACGCCATCTGTTCATGCTGCATTGCCTTGCTGACTAGCCAACAACTGTTGGAATATCTGCTGCGGCGGTATTCCTTGTGCCAATGCTTGACCAATTGCTTGCAGAACAGGCGGTGGCAATTGTTGCAACGCCTGAACTACCGCTGCAATCACGTTGCCACCACCTGCCTGCGGTGCACTCGGCTGTCCACCGGGAGGGGGCGCAGCTTGCGGTGGCGCTTCCCCACCACCACCTTGCTGACCGGGTGCACCACCCTGTTGCGCTTGTGCCATCTGCTGCACTTCTTGGTCAATCGCGTCCCAATCTTCCTTACTGATCATGAAGTCATCGAATGCCTTACCCATCATGTCGAGCGATGTCTTCAATGCTGTTGCTGGTGCCGCTCGCACGTATTGGCTAAGCACTTGGCTGACTTGTAGCGCCTCCTGCTTCTTCTGCTGTGTGGTCAACTTCTGTGTAGAGCCGCCAACTATGGTGATTGACATGCGTGCGAAATCATGCAGATTGTCGAGTGGTCGCCAGAACGGTGTAACGTCCATACCAATGAGTTGGGTTGCAGTGTCAGCGTCCATGAACCGCAAGCACAACTGTGCGAGCTTCCAACCAACGTCGCCAAGTGCATCTTCGATAGCGTCGAGACGCATGTCCATGCGCATGTTACCCATGGTGGAGTAGTAGTCGATTGCCTTGTTGGTTGTGTTGGTCTTGAACTGTCCACCTCGCTCTACCTCATTCGTAGCTGCAATCCTGTCTACACTCTCATACAAGTCCTTCTTGTCGAACAGTGAAGTGAATGCCATGCTTGGCGGTGTCAATGAGAAGATCATGTTCTTGGGATCGACTCCCTC